TTTAGACCAGGTAGCCGGTGAGGCTCAATGATAGATCCTATGACGGCGATAGCAGCCGTAACCGCAGCCAGTTCTTCTATTTCTTCAGCTATCAAAGCCGGAAAGGATATAGGCTCTTTAGGTGGTTCATTAGCCAAATATGCAAAAGCAGAGGCAGAATTAAATTTTGCAGCTAATCGTAGAAAAAATAGTTTCTTTTCTAAACTAACCGGCGCAGAGGCATCTGGCATTGATAAATTTTTTAAACAAGAGGAACTGCGTCAAGAGCGAGAACGCCTTAGAGAGGTATTCATGCTTTATGGGAAAATGAGCCAATGGCAGTCTTTGCAGAAGGCCATTGCTGAAGAGCGTCAGCGGTTTCGTGAGGAGATCCAACGCAAGGCAGCATTCAGAGATACGATATATCAAATAATAGGAATAGTACTTTTAAGCATTGTTTTAATTGGGGGATGTTTAGGAATTTTCTTTTTCGCAAGATACTTGAAGGAGCAACAAGCATGAGCGTATTTTTTGATAATTGGAGAATAATTCCGCGACTGATGATGTTGGCAATAACAGTCATGGCTTTTTACGTTACAAATTGGATGATCAATCTTCCAGACCCTACCATTAATCAAACATCTTTTGCGTCAATAATTTTTGGATGCTTTAGTGGTTGTTTTGCAATTTGGTTAGGTCAATCGGAGAACAAAAAATGAATTGGTTTATTAATTTAATAGATAAATTATTTCAAAAAAATAAAGTTTATTATTTAAGTGGTAAGGGGAAAAAATGCTAATTTGCCCAAGATGTTTTAAAGAAATAATAGAAGGCGAAGGTCATATATGCACAAGAGAAACAAAAAAAAATGATTGAGCAAGTAATGACATATGTTGTTTTGCCGGTCGGCGGTTTTGTTTGGTGGATGCACCAGAAACAACAAATACATTACACCAAAATCACAGTATTGGAAAAATTGTTTGAGCAAACAAATTTAACCCATGATCGCGAGATTAAAGAGATAAAAGATCATGTCAAAGATATAAACCAAAAGCTAGATCGTATAGAGCAATCGATGAGAAAATGAGTAATACAAATTTTGAGACTGGCAAACATGGTGAATTTATAGCTGCTGCTGCCCTACATAAAATGGGCGAAAAGTGTGAAATTATTAATCTTGGCACAGTTGATATAGCAGTTGATAAACAAGAGGCCGGTCTAGTTAGACTCCAGGTTAAAAGTTCAAGATATAAAACTAAAGATGGTAGAAAAACTAGAGGATACCAGTTTTTTACTGCATTTGGTTTAAGAAAGCAGCCATTAACCAAAGAGCATTGTGATGTTATTGCATTTGTGGCTTTAGACATTGAAAGAGTCATATTTAGGCCAATTAGCCAAATTGCCGGCCAAGTTACAAAGCGTTTCGCAAAAGCCAAATTTCTTAAAGACAATCTAGAGCAAAATACCTGGGCAGATAGCCTTGAGGAGATATTACCATGAGTTTATTTAATTTATTAGAGCCAGTTGCAAAGATTTTGGATAAAGCAATACCGGATGCAGATTTAAAACGAAAATTAGCACATGATATTGCAACGATAGCGCATAATAATGCTATGGCACAAATCAAAGTAAATGAGGCTGATGCTAAAGGAAATTGGTTCCAAAGTTCCTGGCGTCCGCTTACCGCTTATGTCTGTCTATCCGGCTTTGTTATTAATTACCTGGTTAGTCCATTAGCTGCGCCTTTTGGCGTAATTATCCCCCAGGTTGATGTTTCCATGATGGTACCAATTTTGACTGGAATGTTGGGATTAGCCGGACTTAGATCCTATGAACGCGTCAAAAAAGTAGGGAAATAAAATACACATAATTCGATACCAAAATAATTATCTAGGCGGACGCCGGATACCAATTGATAGATTCAAAGGAGCAAAAAAATATGGCATTCAAACTAAGCAAAAGATCTTTATCGCGCCTAGAAGGCGTACATCCAGAACTCGTAAAAGTAGTTAAACTGGCCATTACCTATAGTAAGCATGATTTCGGTGTGACGTGTGGGGTCAGAGATAAAACAACTCAAGCCAGATTAGTCGCAGAAAAAAAGAGTTTTACGATGAATTCAAAACATTTGATTCAAGAGGCTACTGGTTTTAGCCATGCCGTGGATTTGGTAATTTACTATAATGGTGACGTTTGTTGGGAAATCGATATGTACGATGAGGCAGCGGATGCAATGAAACAAGCAGCTATCGATCTAGGTAAGAAAATAGGCATTAAATGGGGCGGTGCCTGGACAGTTCCAGATATTTGCGAATGGAACGATAATATGGAATCTGCTTATATAAGTTACTGCCAAAAAAGGTCGGCTGAAGGCAGAAAGATTTTCTGCGATATGCCACATTATGAGGTTTCCAGGTTTTAAAAACGTGTAGATAGAGTTGTAGTATATAAGTCACACATAGTGTATTTTAAACTTTAAAAAATTAGGAGCAGCTTTTTGGCCAAGTTAAATCCTTTAACTGAAACTGAAATACAGAATATTGTATCCAGGGCAGTTACTGACGCAGTTGATTTTATTGAGAGTGAAATCGCACCAGAACGAACACTTAATCAGCAATATTATAATGGTGAAACCGCTATTGGTCACGAAGAGGGAAGATCAAAAGTTGTAAGCACTAAATGCCGTGATGCCGTTAACCAAATAAAACCAAGTTTATTACGTGTTTTCCTTAGTACTAATTCACCGGTAGAATTTCATCCGCAGAACCCAGAAGATGTTGCAAATTCGCAACAATGTACTGAATACGTAAATGCCAAATTTAGGCAATGTGGCGGAATGAAAATTTTAGACGCTGCGATTACTGATGCTCTTATTAAATCTCTAGGAATAATAAAGGTCTATTACTCAAATGCTACAAAAACTAAAATATATACTTACAACAATTTGGACTCTACCTCTTTTGATTTTATCTCTGCCCAGGATGATATTACAGTTCTTGAACACACTAAGACTGCAACTATGGAATTTGATCAAGAGTCTGGGGTCGAAGTTGAAGGGTTTATTCACGACTGCAAAGTAAGCCGTGAAACAACAAAAGGTGAAATTGTTATTGAACCAGTTTTGCCGGAAGAATTCTTTATAAATAGATCAGCAAAAAGTATTGATGATTGTTATATAGCCGGATACCGCGTTGAGAAACGTGTAGCTGATTTAGTTGATGAAGGGTTTGCCTTTGATGACGTTAAGGATCTAGGTGGATTAACAGAAAGTTCATCAAGCTATCTTTCAGAGAAAGATGCCAGGTCTGGTTATTCAACTGACCATGATGAAAACTTTAATGCTACAGATCCTAGTTCAAAACTAGTCTTAATTACAGAGGCATATATGCGCCTAGATCCATATCAAAATGGCCAGGCGTCTTTACATCGATTTATATTAGGTGGATCTGATTATAAAATTTTAGATATGATGCCATGTGATCAAATGCCATTTGCGTTGTTTGAGGCATATCCAATTCCGCATACTGTTTTTGGTGAGTCTGTAGTAGGGCGTTTAAGATCTGACCAGGATGCAGCAACATCTATTCTAAGATCTATTTTAGATAATGTTGCTCTTGTTAATACGCCTAGGCTTACAGTAACGCCAGACGCCTCATTAGATGACTGCCTTAACAATGAAATAGGAGCCATTATCAGAGCAAGGACTCCAAATAGTGTTACTCCATTATCGATACCATTTACGGCCGGCCAAACTTTAGGTGCTTTACAATATCTAGATCAATTATGCGATAATAAAGTAGGCATTGCTCAAAATAACATGGGATTAAATCCAGATGCTTTACAGTCTACTACAAAGCAAGCCGTAGCGCATCATGTAGCCACCGCACAAGGCCAAATCGAAACAATAGCCAGGAACATAGCCGAAGGCGGAGTTAAGACTCTATTCAAGCTAATTTTGCGTCTGACAGTACAGAACGCAGATAAGGCGGAAATGATACGTTTAAATAATATGTATGTTCCAATAGATCCGCGAGTATGGAATATCGATTTTGATCTTATTACTAATGTTGGTTTAGGTACTGCTAAAGCTGAAGAAAAATCTATGGCCTTGCAGCAAGTGTTACAGATTCAGCAAACAATCTATCAAACTTATGGTGCTACCAATGGCATAACGACTCTAAGCCAGATTAGGAACACTTTGGCGGATATGCTTGCATCTGTAGGTATTCACAATAGTGAAAGATATTTTATGCCTATGACGCCAGAAATCGAGGCTCAAATGATGCAAATGGCGCAGCAAGCAGCAGCAAATCAGCCAAAGCCGATAGATCCTGGAACGGCTATGGTTCAAGGCGAACAGATGAAAGCACAAGCCAAGATGCAATCAGATATGGCAAAGCTACAAGCTGATATGCAGAAACACGCTATGGATGATGACCTCAAACGTGATGAAATGGATCAAGATTTAGTCATTAAAGCAGCGGAATTATTAAGTAAGCATGGCATAGCTTTAGACCAGGCAAAGATTAAGGAAATGCAAGCCGGCATGAGGCAACCAGGTGGAGCCGTGCAATGATCGATAATTTAAAACTTAAAAGTGACCAGGCACAACAATTATTAAATAATCCGGCCTACAAAAATGCAGTAGAGGCCGTAAAGAATTCTCAAATCCAAAGATTTTTGAGTAGTAGTCAAGATGATACGAAAACCAGAGAAGAGGTACATTCGATTATTTTGGCTTTATCCGCGCTTGAGTATGAACTGGTATCTGCAATTTCAGACCAGGTAATAAACGAGCGTAAAACCGAAACCAAGAAGAGGAATGCACCTTGAACGAGACAAATCCTTCACAAGCACAAGATTTAGCTAAGTCAATACTAGTTAATGAAGAAGAAACTAATCAAACCGCCGTTGAAGAAGAATTGGCAATTGATGAACCGGTAGAAGACATTGGAACCGGTGATGATACCAATGTAGATAGTACAGAAGACCAGGCGTCTATTGAGATTGAAGAACCACAAGAAGAAACCGAACCATTATACGATGTAAAAGTAGATGGTGAGGTTCAACAATGGACACTCTCTCAACTCCAACAATCGGCATCTGGGCAAGGCTATTTAAATAAAAGAATGCAAGAAACTGCGACTATTAGAAAACAAGCGGAAGATGCTTATCAGCAAGTTCAAAGGCAAAGAGCCGAACTTGATGGAAAGTTAAAAGAATATACCGCGCAGTTTAATAATGTCGATATTGAGAAACCAGATATTTCTGAACTTGAGACAGATCCTATTGGATACCAGATCAAAAAAGCCAAATACGATGAGGCTATTGAAACAAGATCTAGGTTAATGTCGGAGCAAGACAAACTAAACGAAGAAAAGAAAGCGCAGCAACAAAAGGCTCAAGAATATTATTTAAGTGAGCAAGCTACAAAGTTGCAAGCTGCTTTGCCAATTTTTGCAAAAGAAGAAACTGCAAAATCGGCGCGTGAAGACCTTGTATCTGCCGGCAAGAAATATGGATTTACGTCAAACGAGGTAGGGAGCATTATGGATCATAGAGCAATATTAGTTTTGCATGATGCAGCCAAATGGCAGCAATTGCAGAATAAAAAAGGCGTTGCAGAAAAAAAGGTTTCTAATGCTAGGCCAATGGTCAAGAGCGGTAGCAAACCTTCAACTGTTACTAATCCTCGCGTTTCTAAAGATGCATTCGATCAATTTAAAAAATCTGGAAACAAGCAAGACGCAGTTTCCTATCTAATAGCTGCATCCCAGCAAAAGGGCTGATAAAACAAGGAGTTAGAAATGGCAGTTAATGCAAATACGCTACAAACTGTAGCCTCAACTACAATCAAAGAGGACTTACAAGACGTCCTTAATATGATTTCACCCACCCAGTTTCCGCTAATGAATATGGCGAAAACTAGAACAGTAACCAATACTCTATTTGAAACACCAGAAATAGAACTTGCTACCGCAGTATCTAATAACCAGGTAGTTGAAGGAGAGGCATCTCCTGGAAATGATGCAGCCTTGTTACCAAAGCGTATTCAGTCAACGACTGAAATTGCGGACAAAGTTGTGGAAGTTTCCGACAGTTCCAACAATGTGGTCGGTGCCGGACGTGCAGAGTCAATGGCAGAGCAAATTGTACTGCATACAAAAAGTCTAAAGCGCGATATGGAAACCTCACTCTGCGGTAATAAAGCTGCAAATCTGGGAACCGCATCCGCAGCCAGAGTGACTCCAGGAATGCCGGCGTGGCTCAAGGATAATACTTCACGCGGAACCGGTGGGGCGAATCCAACGCTATCATCATCTACGCATGGTTATCCAAATGCAGCAGCAACTGATGCGACTACTGGAAATATGAGAGCCATATCTGAATCTTTACTTAAAAGCGTCATATCCAGTTGTTGGAACGCCGGTGCAGAGCCTACTACAGTAGTTGTAGGATCAGCTAACAAACAAGCTATATCTGCATTCTCTGGATCAGCGCAACTTTATAAAGATGCTGATCAAGGGGTAATTCAGCAAGGTATGAGCGTCTATGCGTCCGATTTTGGTGACCTTTCTATTGTTCCCTCAAGGCACATCAGATCGCGTGATGCTTATGTTGTAGATCCAGAATATATCACAATTGGATATCTACAAACCTTAAAGCAGCGTGATTTAGCTAGAACCGGCCATGCCGAAAGAAAGCTAATGAGCGTTGAATTTGGACTGTACGTTATGTCAGAGGCTAATGGTATTATAGCTGATTTATCATAATGACAGTTGAGGTGAAAATCACCACAGATCGCCGGCCGTTTTTTAACGGCCGTGCGACTGGCATGGGTGAAACAATTGAGGTCACGCAAGATGAGGCTGATCTCATTGTTGATAATGGTTGGGGTGAAATTGGCACCACAACTAAAAAGAAAAAAAGAGCCAGGGATGGCAATGGCCGGTTAAAGGCAGACGATAAGTCTACACCTAATATTAATGAGGCATGGGAAATTGAAGACTAAGTTAATAACCGATAAAGAAACCGGTGATGTAACAATTAATACAGTCCAGGATGTTGAGCCTATTTTAAGGCGCAACCATGAACTGTCTACAGTTTTACCAAATCATTCCGGTGATTATCGATGGCGTTATGTTGGTGAAATTCCATTAGTTATTTGTCAGCAATGGCAAAAAGAATGCGGTGCAGTAATGGGCAGCAAAGAATTCATGGAATACGCCAAGAAAAAACTAAGAGATCCAGATTACAAAAAATTGCTAGTGAAAGGCGGATTGTAATATATGGCGTTAGATAACTTTACCAATTTAAAAGCAAGTATTGCTGACTGGCTAAATAGATCTGATTTAACCAACGTAATTCCAGATTTTATTACTCTAGCAGAGGCTCAATTAAATCGAGAATTAAGGCATTACAAACAACAAGAAAAAGCAACTGCTTTGATTGATACGCAATATAGCGCAACGCCACCAGACTGGCTACAGACAGTACGTTTCCATCTTAATGATGATAACGCTACTTTATTGAAACAAACATCTCCGGAAGAAATTGCAAAGCTAAGAAACGATAATTCTAATAGCCAGGGCAAACCAGAATACTTTTCTCATGTTTCTAACCTAATTGAGGTCTGGCCTACACCAGGCTCCTCATATACTGGAGAAATACTCTATTATGCCAAAATACCGGCTTTGAGTAGTTCAAATGAAACCAATTGGTTAATTACTATGAGTCCAGATATTTATTTATTTGGTTCATTACTCCAGGCATCTCCATATCTGCAAAATGATGAAAGAATGGCGGTATGGGGTACATCTTACCAAAATGCTCTAAATGGCATTATGGGAGAAAGCGACAATACACGCTATTCAGCATCAAATTTACAATTAAGAATAAGGAGTTATTAATATGGCGGACGCCCTCACCGATACGTTTGAAAATCGCGTTTTGACCTGGCTACTGACTACAAGTTCAGCTACCAGACCTAGTGCGTGGTATATTGGTCTTTTTTTAAGCGGAAACGCACCTACAGATTCATCGTCTGGTACAGAAATATCTGGCAATGGATATACTAGAAAAACAGTCACATTTACTGTGTCTGGGAATATAGCTAGCAATAACGCAGTAATAACCTTTCCAACTGCTACCGGAAACTGGGGTACAGTCGCTACGGCCGGAGTGTTTGACGCCCAAAGTGGGGGCAACCTCATTGCCTATGCAAACCTTACAAATAGTAAAGATATTCAGAGTTCTGATATCCTACAGATAGCAGCATCTCAGTTCTCAGTAAGTATTACCTAATTAGGAGAATAATTTGGCTTTTACTGTAAAAGATCGAGTCAAGCAAACCAGTACCACAACTGGCACAACAAATATGGTTTTATCCGGAAACTCAACTGGTTTCCAAACATTTGCTAGTGCGTTAACAGATGGGGATACAACTGTATATGCTATAACAGATGCAAGTGGTAATTGGGAAACTGGTTTAGGCACATGGACTAGCAGTAATAGTACGTTAACCAGGACTACAGTTTATGAAAGTAGTAATAGCAATAATGCAGTAAATTTTGGAGCCGGTTCTAAAGATGTGTTTATAACATCACCGGCATCTAGATCTGCAATAGCTGACCAAAATGGTAAAACGACTTTTGTTAGTGAAATTGAAGTAGATGGTATAGATGTTTATAAATCTACTGACCCAGTCATTACTTTAAGAAATACAACTGCACCAAGTAGTACAGTAGTACAAGTGCAAGGTGATGCATCTGGCACAATGTGGCTTTTAGCTGATGGGATGAATCAAGCTAATAATAGCCGAATTGTTATGGCAGTCGATGGACTGGAAAAGTTTAGAATAAATGGCGGTGGTTCTGGGAATGGAGCATGGGGTCTAGGTGGCACAAATTATGGTACGAGTGGCCAAGTTATAACGTCAAATGGGAGTACATCTGCACCTACTTGGCAGACGCCTACAGTTGATCTTAGTTCTTATTCTACAACGGCTACAATAGCAGCTACATATGCACCTTTAGCAAGTCCTAGTTTTACCGGTAATCCAACAGTACCTACACAGAGTGCTAGCAATAATAGTACTAGAATTGCAAGTACTGCATACGTGGATACGGCGGTTAGTAACCTTGTGGATTCGGCTCCTGGAACTTTAAATACCTTAAATGAATTAGCAGCAGCGTTAGGTGATGACCCAAATTATGCTACCACTACTGCTACATCTATAGCTGCTAAATTGCCTCTTGCCGGCGGTACGATGACCGGTGATTTGGATATGGGTAGCAATGATATTACGACAACCGGCAAAATGTTATATGCCAATATGTACGCAAATAGCACCGCATACCCAAATCCAAGTACATATCATGGTTGTTTCATACATGATCACTCGTTAGCTGCCGGACTATTTTCTCATAATGGTAGTTGGGTTCGACTTGCTAACCATAGCGACCTAAGTAATTATCTAACAACATCCTCTGCGTCTAGTACCTATCTAACGCAATCAAATGCATCTTCAACTTATTTAACGCAGTCTAATGCATCATCAACTTACTTAACTCAATCTAATGCATCTAGTACCTATTTAACTCAATCCAATGCAAGTTCTACATATATGCCAAAAACCGGTGGTACATTTACCGGTGATATAACAATAAATCATGGCTCTGGATCGACAACTGGTGTAATTAATCTAGGGAATTCCAATGGTAATGGAACACTTGCCCAAATAAATATGGGACATAGCGGTGATACAGATCACGGCAATATTAGTTACACCGGTGATATGATTTTTAAAACTGGTGGAAACTCTGAAAAATTTAGAATTGGCTCATCTGGGCAGATAGGATTATCCGGAGCAAATTATGGTACAAGTGGTCAAGTATTAACATCTAATGGTTCTAGTTCCGCACCTACTTGGCAAACTGCTAGTGGTGGTTCAAGTGGAATGCCGACTAGCGGTGGTACTTTTACCGGAAATGTAACATTTAATAATTCAGCAAATGTCCATGTAGACTCAATGTTTACATTTGATGGCGCGAATAACTACGGCATAGATTTTCAATTAAACGGAAATAATAGTAATCTTGTTTGGTATTCAGCCGGTAATATTTTAAAGGCAGATGATAATACGACAATTGCTTTAGGAACTGGCAACGATTTCTATATGTACCATGCGAGCAATGAGACAATCTTTAAGATTCAGCAAGGCACTAATCCTATAGTTTTTAAGAATAATTCTAACTCTGAATTACTTAAAGTAGCCTCGACTGGTGCTATTACTGTGGCTAATGCTTTTACTCTTCCAACCGCTGATGGTGCTGCAAACCAGGTACTACAAACTAATGGATCTGGAACTGTTTCATGGGGAACTGTTTCATCCGGCGGTGGCGGATCAATGAATGATCTTATTGATGATACAACACCGCAACTTGGTGGCACATTAGATGCCAACTCAAATCAAATAACTAATGCAACAACCATAGGTGCTACTAAAGGTGTGTTTACAAGTAATGCAACTGGTCAACTTACTTTAAACAGTACTAGTTCTGATTATATGCTTGAGTTTCAAAGAAGTGGTACATCAGAATGGTGGCTAAAAGCAAATTCTAGTAATTTTATAATACATGAAAATAATGGTTCTGATTGTTTAAGTGTAAAATCTGGTGGCAATGTAGGAGTGGGTACAAATACACCAGAAGAAAGGCTTGAAATTAGAAGTTCTGCATCTCCGGCTATACAATTAAATCAATCAGACACTTATAAAGGGATAGTTAGGCTAGCCGGAAATGATTTAGAAATAAGAGGCTCTGGTGGTCAATTAGAATTTTATAATGGCTCTAATGATGGTGATAGTTCTGCCGAAAGATTAAGGATTTTAGCAAATGGAGCTTGGGGTTTGGGCGGAGCAAATTACGGCTCTAGCGGACAAGTATTAACATCAAATGGTAGTGGGTCTGCGCCTTCTTGGCAGACTGTTTCTGGTGGTGGCGGTGGTGGTAGTGGAATATCAGTTTCAGACGCAACGGCTTTAGCTTTTCAATGTGGATAGGAATTTATAATGGCGAATGCATTTAAGAATAAAGGTACATCAAGTATAAGCACAAGTAATACGACTATTTATAACTGTCCATCAAGCACAACATCAACTGTTATTGGATTGACAATGGCTAATACAACTTCAAGCAGTATAACAGTTAGTATTAAGGTACATGATAATTCTGCCGGAGCATCGTACTTTATAGTTAAGGATGCACCAGTATTAGCCGGTGGTAGTTTAGTAGTTGTCGGCGGAGATCAAAAAATCGTCTTAGAGGCATCCGATTATATTTTTGGTTATTCAAGTGCATCATCATCGGCTGATGCATTTGTTAGTGTTTTGGAGCAAACATAATGGGTATAGGTTACATCGGTGAAAGTCCAATATTTTATCAGCATCCTAATCACTCTGGTGAGGTAACATCAGTAGCAGATGGAGCAACTACCATTGCTGATAATATAATAGATGAGGCTAATTTAAAATGTAGTAACTCACCGACAGATGGTCATGTTTTAGTAGCCAGATCTGGTAATACTGGTGGTATGACCTGGGAGGCTCCAAGTGGAGGCGGTGGTAGTAGTAGTTGGACTATAGTATCTGAAGAACACAACGATACTAACGCACAAAGTGGCAGTCACGCCGGTGGTACTACTTATGACATATCTGCCTATACTGATGTTGATGCTATTTTATTTTACCATAGTCAAAATGTTGGTAGTGGTGGCAATGATCGATCTGCATGGGGTGTATCTACAAATTCTGCCGGTTCATCTGGTGTAGCAATCGAAGGTTATGCTTTTGAATCTAGTTGGGCATTTAGCTTTAATGGTGCAACCAAATCTGTCAATTCTCATCAAGGTTTGCCTATGGGAACTAGCGGTAGCGGTTGGGCAAGTAAATCACCTTTTTGGGTGCAATTAAGAAACTTAGGTGAAGACACTCCCTGGTTTAGAACCTGGGGATATAAGTATAATTATGGATTCTACTGCACCGCGTCTGGTGTATTCACATCCGCATCTAGTACTTGGTATTTAGTAAAACACGCTGCATCTCAAGCGCATATGATTTATGGAAAGTAATATGGCAGAATTTAAAATAATATTATTTAAAAGAGAAAATTCTAAATGGTCATATGTAATGACTGACGCGGATGGTAATCCGGCCTCTATAATTCCTAAACATTCTAATGGACAAGATTTAACACAATTCCCAGTTACAATTACCTTAACTGAAAAACAACTTAATAATTTTGATTTTTCTTGCGTAACGATAAATGAATCTGAAAAGACCGCTACCTTTGACGCAGACGCATATAATGCAAAGCATCCAGAACCTAGTTCCTTAGATACAGTCCATGAACAAAGACGCATGGAATATCCCTACATTGGAGATCAGTTAGACGCTCTATATCATGCCGGCGTTTTTCCTACAGAAATGGCAGCTAAAATTAAAGCAGTAAAGGACAAGCATCCAAAATGAGTTACATAGGAAAATCAAAACTTACACAACCAGTTATAAATTATACGCATCCTAATCATAGCGGTCATGTAACTTCTAGTGGAGATGGTGCAACAACTATTGCAAATAGCGTCATTACAAACGCCATGATTACAGATGACACTATAGCAGAGGCAAAACTAGATATTTCAAATTCTGGATCTAATGGGCAATATTTGGAATACCAAAATGGCGGACTCCAATGGTCAACTGTACAATCTGGATCAGTTTTAAATCTTTATGACGAAAATACAATTGGCGGTAACTATAATTCATATACCGCTCCAACTGTAGGTAGTTCTCAACCCAGATCTGTGGCTATTGGACATGACAGTACAGTTAATACTGGAAATGGTTATAGTTTTGCCATAGGTGACCAATGCGGAATACACGGCGGAGAAGGGCATTTTGCTTGTGGTAAATCCGGTAATGCTAATGGCAACTGGGGTAATGGCTTTTCAAATCAAAGCAAAAGTTCTCTTTATGGAGCAAGAGCAAATGGTAATATGCATTATTCTTTTGGAGCCTATGGGCATACTGATAAGGCATGGGGCGTTGCTTTAGGATACCAGGCTAGGAGTGATCACCAGGCAGCTTATTGTTTTGGAAACCAAATAAATTCTTTCCAGGATTATTCTATATCATTAGGTAATACTAGTGCAGTAGTTAAAATAGCAGAAACGTATAAACTCCCAACTGGTACCGGTTCAAATGGTCAGCAAATTACATCAGATGGGTCTGGGAATAGTACATGGGCATCAGCATCATCTGATATAAGAGTTAAGAAAAATATTGGTACGACAACCATAGGATTAGATTTTATTGAGAAACTAGACCCAATAAGTTTTGAATATAAAACCTATAAAGAAATAGACTCTAACGATGATGAATTAAAACATCTAAAGCCAGATTATAGATGCGAGGCTGATGATGATTTACCTACTGGTTTAAGAAACAGAAAAGGCCAAAGAGTAGGTCTAGCTGCACAAGATGTGGAACAAGCATTAGCTGATTTAAATATAGATAGTTTCCAAGGCTATTCAAAAGACAAATGGGGAGTAAGAGAACTGCATGAAGATGCATTTATCTACCCATTAATTAACGCGGTAAAAGAATTAAGTGCCAGAGTTAAAGAACTAGAAAATGATATTTGCGAGTGTAAAAGGAAAGACTAATGGCTATAGAAAAAACTACAGAGGCTTTAGACAATGTTAATTATCAGCATTGCATAGGAATAAAAGTAGAAAATACATACCATAGAATAGCTGATATAATAATTATTAGATACAAAGAAAACAATGCAGACCATGACCCATTAAAGGATGCAGACTGGATTGTTAAACTACAGATCTTAGGTTTTCCATCTAAGGATAGTAAAGTTAGTGAGCCAACTGTAACTGGTAAATGGTTGGCAGTTAATATTACAGAAATCGATAATCAATCAGCCTCAAATTTTGTGGGCAAGTGTTATCAGTATTTAAAAACAATTGACCCTTTTAAGGATGGAACTGACGTCTAATTATGTATGGTATTTCCTCATATTCTCAATCACCTTATGCATCTTTAGGTGGATCACTTAAACAAGCAGCATTGCATCCACATCTGCAATCTCATGTTACTTGCTCTATAAGTGTTACACGTAAAGCGGTCGCGAATTTTGGAATACAGTCATCATTAACATCTGACGTAAACAGAGTTACTTTTGCGTCTACTAGTCTACAATCTCAAACTGGTACATCTATAGCAGCTAGAAGAGTAAGACTAGATAATGCATCATTGTTTGATAATACATTTGTAACAGTTAATGCTAACAGAATAAGACTTGCTCCAGTTAATGCAGTTTCTCAAACTACATTAGCAATGGTTTCACAAGTTTTAAGGCTAATAGAGGTAGACGCAGTTTCTCAAACATCTGTAAGTCTATCTTCTGCAAGAATAAGAGAAATAGCCGTACCTAATGTTTCAACAAGTACAGTACAAGGATCTATATTAAGAATACGGCCATTAAATTTAGCAGCTAGTATTTCTTCAATATGTTTAACAAATGCATTTGCTCAATTTTCAATGCAATCATCCGCAGCAATATCAACAACAATCGATGCCCCAATTTTTGCAATAAGATCTGG